AGAATTAACAGAGCATACCTTGGCAAATGAAATAGAAGCTCCACATGAGATTTTAAGAAAATAGGCAAGTCAAATTTCAGTTTGTAAAGAAGATTAAATAAGAACGAAATAGTTACATAGGCATCGGTTAGAAATAATCGGTGCTTTTTTCATGCTCGGAGATGATCCGGGCTTTTTTTACGCCCATTTTTAAGGAGGTGAGGGTTGTGGCGAACCGGATTAAGGGTATCACAGTGGAGATCGGCGGCGATACCACTGGTCTTGACAAAGCATTAAAGAGCGTCAATTCTTCCATCACGAAAACGCAGTCTGCCTTAAATGATGTGAACCGGCTCTTAAAACTCGATCCTTCCAATACGGTGCTGGTGGCGCAGAAACAGGAGCTGCTGGCGCAGGCAGTCAGCCAGACAGAAGAAAAGCTGTCGGCTCTGGAAGCCGCACAGGAGCAGGTGGCCGCAGCCTTTGCCCGTGGGGATATCGGGGCGGATAAATATCAGGCATTCCAGCGGGAGATCGAGGAGACCCGTGGGAAGCTGAATAAATATAAGGCTGACCTTTCTGATTTGCAGACGGAGCAGGATGCCCTCTCCCAGAACACCGCACGGTTGGAAAAGCTGTTTGCCGCTACGGGAACAGAGGTGGACGATTATGCGGATGTCCTTGGCAGTCGGTTGACCTCTGCGATTAAAAACGGGACGGCGAATTCTGACCAGCTGCGGACAGCACTTGAGAAGATCGGGAAGTCCGCCACCGGCGGCAAAGCCGATATCCGTCAGTTGACAGACGCTCTGGATACCGTGGATGACGGGCAGGCGATCCAAAATCTGATCCAGCAGCTGAACGAGGCCGGGGACGCTGCAGAAAATACAGCGGACGATG